AAGAAGAATTATACCAATTTAATGTAATTATTACCATGTTTTTTGTACAGGTAAATCAAAAGCTATTGTTATTCTTCCTTTATTTTAATTATTGATTTCTATCCAGTTTTTTATGTTCCATCCAGACCACTGAGCATATGGAAACAAAGACACATTATTTTTTAAATAATCCATTGTATAATTATTTGTTTGTCTAATTATAGACTCAAAATTATCTTCTTTATTTTTTTGATATAATTTTTTTGCATGGCTCCAAAATTTTGTTTTATAAATTGAACCAGATCCATAATGCCATAATATAAAATTTTGTATTTTAAATATATATTCTTTTATTCTTTTTTCTGAATTTTCAAAAGTAGAAGTTTTATCTACTACTACATCCCATATATATCTACACCATGTTTGATATGCATTCATAGCAGTTGCTTCTAATGGTTCTAAAAAAAATAATTTATTACCATTTAAAAAAACTCTGTTATCTATTATTGCATTTTTAACAATATATTGATTAAAATTAAAAACTTTATTTATTTTTTTAATTTTTAATAATTTAATAAAATTATTTTTTGCATTTTCTTCAGAAGTAATGTTTTTATTAAAAATATAACCCACTGAAATTCTATCTTTAAGGGGTATACAAAAACACCATCCATCTGGTGTCGCGATAGTTCTTGTCCAAAGTAAACTATCATCTTTTGGTAATGAAGATAATAAAGCACAATTTAATGGATTAATTAATGAATCATATTTATCCATTGTATCAGGAGCTCCCCTGCAATCTATAATATAATCAGAATCAATTTTTTTATAATCAATTACATTTTCATCTTTTTCTATAAAATTTATTTTTAAATTATTTACTATATAATCTTGAAATGTTTTAGGATCAAAATGAATAGCGTGTTGTCCTAAAGGAAATTCATGAAACCATTTTTTATTTTTTTTACTCCAATTTTCATACATTATTCCTCTTTTTTCTGTAAAATTAAAATTCATTAAATTTTTATAATCTGTTGATTCCCATAAAAATCTAGGTAAATCTAATGTGGTAGCTTGACCCACTGGAACTGGATTTATTTCACTATCGTGTATTAATTCAACTTCAATTTTTTTATTTAATAATTTGCCATAATGATAAAAATGCAAAGCGGATATACAACCTGCATTTCCTCTTCCTAATATTGTTATTTTCATTTTATTATATGTTGTGCTAAAACCATACAAGATATCCAAGTCCAAATAGTATTAAATCCAACTAAAGTAGGTAATAATTTTTTATTTGATGCCCATATTAATCCAAGACTAGTTAGTAAAGTTAAAAAAAATAACCACCACAAGCTAATACCAAATATCAACCCTGGAATTATAATTATTGCTTTTGAAGCCCAACTTAAAAACTCAACAGTATTATAATCTGTCCAATATTTTTTTTTAAAAAACATTGAGTAACATTTTTTTATGTTATTGAGCCCTGTATGTCTATAAACAGTAAAAATTAATATTAATGCTGTAATATTAGCAAAGATTATTTGATTTAAATTCATTTTTTAAACCAAGCAGGAAGACCTATATGAGGCCTACGATCGTATATATTTTCTGTTGATCCTCCTGTATTTACATCATTATAATGTAAAAAAACTTGAGCACAATTTTCTCCATTAAAAAATTCTCTCCAATGTTCTAACTCATTTCCTTTATATACCAACATGTCGCCTGGCTTTAAATTTACTTGAATTCCTTTAGATTTACTTTCTGTTGTAATATTTTGTTTTTCATTAGGTAAACCTACATTTTCATATGGACTTAAAAATATAGGCCAAGGATCTCCGCCTAAATTTAATGTAGTAGATATTTCACAACTAAATCTATCTTTATGTCTTTTTAAAATATCTCCGTTTTTATATATTCTTGCATACGAATAATTAGGAATAAGTTTTAAACTTGTTTCTTTTTCCATAATAGGTTGAACTTTAAGTAATAAGGTTTCCATTGCAATATCTGCATAATGTGAATAAGTATCAGGAACTTGTTCATCATTCCAAACACCAAACATTGTTTCAAATGGAGAAATATATCTTGTATTAAATAAAGTTTTTGCAACTTGTTGTTTTATCAAAAAATAATTATAAATAAAAGCTGCAAGATCTTTAGATATTACATTTTTAATAATTAAATATTTATTTTTTTTAAAATTCATATTTTCTCTTATCTAAATGGATATCCAATGTTCCAAATAACCAATGAATATCTTGTTCCTTTCGTTACTGGTTTAACTCTATGCCATACATGAGAAGGAAATACAACTATACTTCCACGTGGCAATATTTCTTTACATTTTTTAATATTTGGTTTATCTGGATCCATATTTCTAAAATCAAATTCTAATTCACCACCTTCATAATCTTCCGGAGCAGATAATGAACATGTAACAGATAATTTTCTAATTTTACCATGTGTATCTTTATTCTGTGGATTTGTATATGGTCTTTCCCATGAATCACAATGCCAATCATAAAATTGATTTAATTTATATTTTGTAAATTGACAAGATTCTGACCAATCCCAATCAAAATTCCAACCCGCATCTCTATTTGCCTTATGTATGTAAGGCTGTATTTCTTTATAGATCCAACGATCTTCTAACCAAACAACATTTGAATCTCTTTTTTTTTTTAAATCTTTTAAATCTTCCTCTGATAAAGACGAACCTTCTTTTATTTTTCCTATTTCACCACCTGTTATCGCTTGTTGTTCTTGTTGAGATGTTCCATATTTAATTAATTCATCACAAAACCTGTTACTTAATGCATTTTGAAAACAAAAATAATGATTAAATAAATTCATAAGTAATTGTTTGAATAAAATTTAAAGAATCTTTTTGAGTATTGATTATAGAATAAGGACATGTAGACGGAAACATAATAAATTTATTAGTAGTTAAAGAAATTTCCCAATTTCTTCCTTTTCTTCTATTATCATCATAAAAAAATTTTAAACTACAATTATTTGTAACTACTCCATATAGTAAAGTATAGTCCGGAGAATTTTTTAAATCTACAGGATCAACATTTTGTAAAATAAAATTTAATTCATTTGGTTTATAAATATTTCCCCATGTTTTTTTATTTATTAAATTAAAACCAAATTTTAAATTAATATGTTCTCTAATATAAGTATTTAACATGTCAAAAGGTATAGAAAATTTAAATTCTTTATTTTGAAGACAAGATTGTAAAATATTATTAGTTAATTGTTCTTGATCTATTTCAAAGCCATTTGGCATTAAAACATCTCCGTGATATAAACTTATTTCAGATAATACTTTCTTATTCATAGTATGAAACTTATACCATTTTTTATTACTTTAGTAAATATATTAAGAATATGAAGTTAAATCCCAAGATTTTGTTTCTTCATTCCATATATATCTATGAAACATAACCCCTGAATTCATTTGATCTTTTTGTTCTTGAGTTAATTCAGGCATTGGACCTAATGGAGATATCCAACTTGCTGTATTTAAATCTTTTACCCAAGATTCATATGGTTTTATAGGCCAAAAAATTTGATTTTCAGGATCCCAAGTAAAACCTATTCCAGCATAATTTCCTCTAAAAGGAGTTCCACCAGATAAATGTTTATTTTTTTGAGTATTGTATGAAGTTTGAATCCATAAATGAGCGGGCCAATGATTATGTGTTTGTAAATATTGTTGACCAATAGATTCTTCTTCAACACCGTTCATATTAGTCATATCAGAATTATTTAATGTTAAAACTGTTAAAACTTTATTTTCTAAATTTATTTTTGCAAAATGTGCCATAATTATTGAAATTTATATCTTATTATTACTATTCCACTTCCACCATTAGCACCACTAGCAATCATATCAGAACCACCTCCACCACCAGTGTTGTTTTGACCTGCAGTTGCACCAACTGCACTAGTTCCACCATTTCCACCACCCCCTGAACCTCCGCTTGTTGGTGCTCCAACTTTAAAAACTGCTCCACCTCCACCACCTCCTCTTGTGACAGGACTTGCATCTATAGAAGTAGTTACCCCATTTCCACCTGGTCCCCCTGATTCACCTGGTTGGTTTCCATTACCCGATCCATTGTTTCCAGAACCACCTGCTCCACCGCCTCCGCCTCCTCCAGACCATGGAGTGCCTCCGCTAGCTCCACCAGGATTTCCTTGTGGAGGACTTACAGGAGGCTGGTTTCCGTTACTTAATGCCCCAGTTGGAGCATCTCTATCTCTACCTCCACCAGAACCACCATTTCCAGGTGTTCCAGGGTTAACGACACTAGTTCCACCACCAGCTGATGTTATAGTTGAAAATATAGAATTATTTCCTGGAGTAAGAGGTATTGTTCCTCCAGCTCCTACTGTAATTGGATAGTCTCCGTATGTAACAGGCATTGCTGTAGGTGTTGCTAGTGGACTAGCTACATAAGGACCAGAAACAGGATCTGAATGAGATTCTCTATATCCTCCAGCTCCTCCTCCACCTCCAAAATTTGCACCACTTCCACCACCAGCTATTACTAAATAATCAACATTTGCATTAGTTGCTGGAGATATTCTTTTTGAAATTGAAAAAGTTCCTGGACCTGTAAATGTGTGTATTTTAAAATTACCACTTGTTGTAACAGTTCCACCAGTAGCAGTAATAAATTCAGTAGCTCCTACTCCCCCTGCATATCCAAATCCTTGAGCGGAACCTCCTCCTTTTGTAGATATTAAAGGCATTCTTTCTATTCCTTAT